GTTTATTTACCCCGCCAACATATAGCCACATTTATAAACTAAAAACTGTACAACAGTCTAATGACAAAGGTACATGGTTTGGTTGGGATGTGTCCAAGGTTGGACCTATCACTGACAAAGGGATTTATGAAATCGCTAAAGGTTTTTCTAATAACGTCGCTAAAGGCGCCGTTATTACAAAACATGGCGATTCAGAATCTAAAAGCGAAGCACCGTTTTAATAACTTCTTTGTGAAGAAGAAAGGGGCGGTGGCGCGAGAGTTAAGCCGCCCCGCAAAACTATTATGAAGAATTTTATAGATCTATTTTCTGGATTAAAACGGGCTCATGGGTGTACTTACCTTAAAAAGAAAAGCTCCGATGGAACAAAGATAAAAGGACAATCTTTCGTTAAACGTGAACCCATCACCGATAAACTTTGGCAAGATCATTTAAGTGGTATTGAACCAAGTCTAGGAATCATACCAATTGATGAAAATAATAAATGTCGATGGGGATGTATCGATGTCGATAAATATAATTTAAATCATAAAAAACTTATTAATCTTATCAACAATACTCAATTACCTTTGACTGTATGTAGATCTAAAAGTGGAGGAGCGCACATCTTTTTATTTACTACTATTCCAGTAGAAGCCAAACTAATGCGGGATAAACTTACAGCAATTCGAGCATTCCTAGGATTTGGTAATGCAGAAGTTTTTCCTAAACAGATTGAATTAAAATCGGAAGATGATACAGGAAATTTTTTAAATTTACCCTATTTTAATTCAGCAAACACCACAAGATATGCCTTTAATTTTAAAGGTGAAGCTATTACAATATCACAGTTTTTTTTAGCAATAAAAAGACTCACTCCTGAAGAATTAGATAAATTAGAACTTAAACGACCTGCATCAGAATTTAGTGATGGACCTCCATGTATAGAATCCTTAACTCAAAATAAATTAACCGATGGTAGAGATCGAGTGCTTTATCAATATATACAATACGCAAAAAGAAAATGGCCAGAAGAATGGCAAAAACATATTAATGCATTTAACTATAAATATTTTGATCCTCCATTAGAAGATAAGGTTGTTCAAGATAAAATAAAATATAATTTAAATAGAGACTTGGGATTTAAATGTAATGAAGAACCAATGTGTGACCATTGCGATAAAAAATTATGTTTAACAAGAAAGTATGGTATCAGGGGTCAATCTTTATTTCCTGATTTATCTGATTTACAACTAATCAATTTAGATAACCCTTATTATTATGTAAATGTAGATGGTGAAAGAGTAAAACTTAAAGAAACGGCATATCTTCAAGAACAAAGATTATTTCAAAGAGCCGTGATGGAACAAGCATATAAGGTTCCACCAACTTTAAAGAAAAACGATTTTACTAATATGGTTAAAATGTTATTTGCCAACATGGAAATTGTTGAACCACCTAGAGGATCCTCCAAGGTAGAACAGCTTCTTGAACATCTTGAAGAATATTGCACGGACCGTACAGCAGCAGGGGCTACTAAAGAAGATATGATGCTTGGAAATGTTTGGACGCATGAAGGAACACATCATTTTATCTTTAGAGAATTTTTTCATAAATATTTACTCAAGAGAAAATGGGATGAAAAATATGATGAAACACAAATGTTATTGACAGATAAATGTGGATGTAAAATTAAAAGGGAAATGATTGGAAAGAAAAATAAATCAATCATGACAATTGAAGAGTTTGAAAAACCTGAAAATGTATATCGTTCTAAACAGTTTAAACCAAAGGAAGTTTTTTAATGAGTGAAATGAGCAGCGATTTAGTTTTATTAGTCGTTCTTACTGCTGCATGGATACTTGTAACATTATGAAAACAATTGTTTTAGGACCACCAGGAACAGGTAAAACTGAAACTTTATTAAGAGAAGTAGAGAAATATCTAAAGACAACCGATCCCAACCGAATAGGTTATTTTTCTTTTACCCAAAAAGCTGCAAACGAAGGTAGAGAACGTGCAATGGATAAATTTAATTTAACCGAGGATGATCTTCCTTATTTTCGAACCCTCCATTCCCTAGCATTCAGAAGACTAGGTCTTAAAAAAGAAAATGTAATGCAACGTGAGCATTATGCGAAGGTGGGAAAAGAAACAGGCCTACGTGTAGATTATAATGAATGGGACGATGAACACACAGGATTATTTACTACAAAAAGTGATTATTTAAGAATTATTCAACTCGCTAAATTAAAAAATATTACACTTGAACAACAATATAATTTAAAAGAACATACTCAAGACGTTTCAGTTCAGAAATTAAAAAATTTAAGTAGTGAATTAGAGAGTTATAAAAAAGCTCACGGACTTATTGATTATAATGACATGATTTTAGATTTTATAAAATCAGATGCTTCACCTGAATTTGATGTTGTCTTTATTGATGAGGCTCAAGACCTGTCTCGAATGCAATGGGACATGGCTAAAACCATTTGGAATAAAACAAAGGATTCTTATATTGCAGGTGATGATGATCAAGCCATTTTTAGATGGGCAGGTGCAGATGTAGATAGTTTTATAGCTCAAACAGGAAAATTTTTAAGATTAACTCAGTCTCTGAGAGTACCTAGAGTCGTGCATGATGTGGCCATGAATATTGTAAAAAGAATTTCCAAGCGTCATCACAAAGAGTGGGAACCTAAAAATAAAACAGGTTTACTTTCTTATTATGATGAATTTCAAGACGTAGATATGAGTAGTGGAGACTGGTATGTATTGGCTAGAACTCGTCATATGCTGGATAAATTAGAAAATGTTTTATATTCTAAAGGATTGTATTATCAAAATAAATTCAAAAAAGATTATGAAAAAGATTTGCACGAAGCCATCATCGATTGGGAAAAATGGCGTAAAAACAATGACTTAAATCATGATCAAATTAAAAGAGTGGCGTCTTACATGTCTCCTAGTCATTATCAAAAAGAAAATATTCAATATCTTAATAAAGATAAATCTTACAACATTACAGAAGCTTATAATAACCATGGATTAAAAACTAAAGATGTCTGGTATAAAGCCTTTGATTCTGCTCCACAAAAAAATGTTACATATATTAGAAAAATGAGAGCCAATGGTGAACAACTTAATAAAAAACCGCGCATTTTCTTATCAACGATTCATGGTGTTAAGGGGGGTGAAAAAGAAAACGTGGTTCTTCTTACTGATTTAAGCAGGAATCCTCAAAAAAATATGGATCGTTTTCCTGACGATGAGAATAGATTGTTCTACGTTGGAGCAACACGAACCAAAGATCACTTACATATAATCAGACCCAAAGATATTTATAAATCATTTAGAATATGACACCACATACCCTTACTAGTGAACTTGTTTTACTCTCCATGATGACATTTTATTTTGGAGTTAAACTTTATTTTATATTTACATGAGCGTATACAAAAAACAAATTGGAGGATCTCACTACAAAGATATGAAGATCCAGCCTAGCGAGTTTATTAACAAGAACAAATTGCTATTTGCAGAAGGAAATGCTATTAAATATATTTGCAGACACGCAGCTAAAGGAGAAGTACAAGATTTGGAAAAAGCAAAACACTACATCGATATGGTTATTGAAAGAGATTATTCCTAATGCAAATACCTCTCTTCAAGCCGCAAACAGAATGGCTGCCCCCAGAAGAATTTCCTAATTTAACCCAAGCTTGCGAAATAGCAATTGATTTAGAAACTAGAGATCCTAATTTAAATATACGAATGGGATCAGGCTCTGTTGTTGGAATTGGAGAAGTGGTTGGAGTCTCTGTAGCCACCGAAGATTTCTGTGCCTACTACCCTTTCGCTCACGAAGGCGGGGGTAATCTGGATCGTAAAATAGTTTTAAAGTGGCTCAAAGATATTTTAAACACCCCATCAGATAAAATTTTTCATAATGCCATGTACGATGTCTGTTGGTTACGAGCATTAGGTTTAAAAATTAACGGAAGAATTATAGATACCATGATTGCAGCAGGTTTAGTTGATGAAAATAGACTACGCTATGATTTGAATGGAGTGTGTAGAGATTATATTGGAAAAGGAAAAGATGAATCTGCTTTATACGAAGCTGCAAAATCATGGGGAGTCGATCCGAAAGCTGAAATGTATAAACTTCCAGCAATGTACGTTGGGACGTACGCAGAGCGAGATGCCCAACTCACACTGGAGTTGTGGCAAATACTTAAGAAAGAAATTTTAAACCAGGACATAGAGGCCATATTCAAAATGGAAATGGAATTATTTCCCTGTCTGGTTGATATGAGATTTCTTGGAGTGCGTGTAAATCAAGAACAAGCAGCGATCGAAAAGAAAACATTAGTTGAACAAGAGAAAAAAATGCTGGGTGAAGTGTTAGTAAGTACGGGGATAGAAGTTCAAATCTGGGCCGCACGATCCATTGCCAAAGTCTTTGATAAATTAGGTTTACCTTATGAGCGAACCGTTAAGACTCAAGCGCCTAGTTTTACTAAAAATTATTTAGCGAATCATCCTCATGATGTCGTGAAATGTATTGCCAAGGCTAGAGAAATTAATAAAGCTCATACAACTTTTATTGATACTATCTTAAAACATAGCCAAAAAGGTAGGATTCATGCGGAAATTAACCAACTTCGATCCGAAGGTGGAGGGACCGTGACAGGAAGATTCTCGATGAATAATCCAAACTTACAGCAGGTTCCTGCAAGGAACAAGGAGCTCGGACCACGGATCAGATCCTTATTTATTCCAGAACAAGGATGTAAATGGGGTTGCTTTGATTACAATCAACAAGAGCCAAGACTCGTTGTACATTATGCATCGCTACAAAATTTATATGGCATTGATGAAGTCGTTGAGTCTTATAAAAATAATGATGCTGACTTTCATAAAATTGTAGCTGATATGGCGAACATTCCCAGGAAACAAGCCAAGACCATTAATTTAGGATTATTCTATGGAATGGGAAAAAATAAATTACAGGCAGAACTTGGAGTTAGTAAACTTAAGGCCGAAGATTTATTTAGAATGTATCATGATAAAGTTCCATTTGTAAAACAACTGATGGATGCGACAATGAAACGTGCTCAAGACTCAGGTAAGATTCGTACGTTGCTAGGAAGACTGTGTCGATTTCATTTATGGGAGCCCAATCAGTTCGGGATTCATAAAGCCTTACCACATGATCAAGCGCTCCTGGAACACGGACCAGGGATCAGAAGAGCCTATACGTACAAAGCATTAAACAGATTAATACAAGGATCAGCAGCTGATATGACTAAAAAAGCTATGATTGATCTCCATAAAGAAGGAATTATACCCCACGTACAGGTGCATGATGAGTTGGATATTTCAGTAAAAGATGATAAAGAAGCTAAACAGATAGTACAAATAATGGAAACTTCAGTCGAGCTAGAAGTCCCTAACAAAGTAGACTATGAAGCTGGTGAAAACTGGGGTAATATAAATTAGGAGGAACTATGGAAAAAGCAAAACAACTTTGGACATTAGTAAAAGCTAATCCCAAGATATCTACCGCTGTTGTGGTAGTAATTATTGCCATTTACTTTTTAGCAAACTAGGATTTTATGTTGCATGGCTTACTTGAACGCAAACATCCCTGCGACCTATGCGCAGGTCAGAAGAGAATATCTCTATGACCTTAAAGAACACCATGGAGAAGTGGAAGACTGCTTACTTTTTGGGTTTGCATCGATCACAGGGCGTCCTGTCCTCTTTCATGCAATTATGGAAAACGGTGCAATCTTTTATCGTTTACCCATCTCTGCATTCATACAAAAAGGCTATAATGTCAAAGAAGTACCTAGGATGCGACTTGATGAGCTGGAGCTATGGAATTGCTTTAGTTACTATCCTAGCGTTACTTCTTTTGATGTCTTGGACGGTCAGTCCTGTAAATTCATAGGAAAAGATAAGAAGTGGTATCCAGGTGCCTACCTTTTTACGGTTGACTGGGGTCATCCAGAGAGTAATATAGTTGACACTGATCATTCGGAGATTCCGCAAGAACATAAATGCGCACACATACTAGCCCTGGAGAACGGGAACTATGCAGCTCAACCAAATAATAGAATAATATGGAGTATTCCTTCTTTCACTGTGAGAGATGAAATACCCTATGACTGGAAGACTCAAACAAGTGAGTGGAATGTAGAAGACGATAGAAAATGGAAAACAGAAGATAGTGATAAATTCTTCTATCAAATGGAGAAAACCAAAGATGATTAAAAAATGGTGGAAAAAATTTATGGAGTGGTTCTTTAAGGACTTTTATGGACGAAGTTAAGTGCAAAAATTGTGGTTGTAATTGTCACTGTTCTTTACAGGAACATTCTGATATGTATGGAGTGTGTTCTTGCTCGGCCTGTATGTGTGATAAAAAAGAGGTTGTGGTAGATGACACAGGAGAATGTGAAACGTGCCAATAGATCCAAAAAAATGTTGTGGTACGCACTCAAAAGAAAAAGAAGACAAAGGCGAGTGCTGTCAACAAAGCGAACAAGAAAACGCGGAAGCGTTAACGTATGAACATTCCGTA